TAGTAAAATCAAAGTCAGTATCAGATTTCAAAAAAGCACGTAATAGCTGAATGGCTTCTTCTTGTTCTTCATTGAGAGTAACATTAGGGTCCCGGTCGGCTGACTTCTTTGGTTTCTTTTCTTTCTTCGGTTTTACTACTTTAGGTTGGTTGAATAAATCAACAGCTTTATCTTTTTTCATAATCTATCAAATATTTCTTTCAATAAATCTTTATTTTCCATTACATATCTAACAAAATCACTTTTGTCAGATTCATAAGGAATATAATTTTCTGAAAATTCAATGATATCAGACTCGAAATTCAATTCTTTTTGATGTTCTAATGCATCAATATCATTTTCGTACAACTGACCATCTGTGGTCTTAAATGCAGTTACTGGATTAAGAGTAATTACATCTTTATTTTCATTTTCTTTCATACTCCAAATAAATAAAAGTCATTAGGATCATTGTGTTGTTTGCTATAATCGTTCTTGTACATTTCCAATTGAATATACGCTCCAAGTTCTTTCTCTTCTTTGTCTTTTTTGATAAACTGTTTCTCACCGGCATTGAACGGCTTAATGAAGTTCTGATAATCTTTGAATCGCTTGCATAGTAATTCAAATGTCAGTAGTTCTTTAGTAGGAAGTGGTTTATTCAATATGGTAAGCATAACTTGGTATATTACCTCAGCATTACCAATAGGACATAAGACATAAAGCTTTTCTAAGAACTCATCATAAGTTGTAATTACAAAGTGTGTAGACATAGCTTTTTATATTTTTGTTTAGAAACTGTTTCACCACACATGACGTGCATACCAATGATTAATGAAATAGTTGAGAATATCTCAGGAAGGATATTAATCTTATGGAGCTTGATACAGATATTTATCTTTTCATCAATAAATTCTATACGTTCGTCATTTTTCCACACAAGAAAGAGATGATTGTATTCATCCATTTGTATGTATGCAATTTCCTTTTCTATTGTTTCGAAAAGGGCACTGTTCTTCTCTCTGTTGAACTTAAATATGTAACCTAAGTAGTCAGCATAGAAATTCAATTTAGCTAGCTCAAAAGAGCTTAAATTCGGTTTTACTAATTTTGTTTTCATTTACGTTATGTTTTATGAAAGTGTTATCTTTGTCGCAAATCATTATGATATGCTATTTAATCTACAATAGTAGAAATTGATATAAACAACATTATGCTATTTACAAATAAAGAGATAAGTAAAAGAGTCCTGGCCAAAGTAAAAGAACAGGATCCAGTAAATTTTAAATCTGTCACGCGTAACGATATAGAAAGACTACTAAACTATTATGGTCAAGTAATTTCCCATATCATTAAACGTGGAGGTTTTCTTACGTTATCAGTGTACAAGACACACAAATTCAACCGGTGCATACGAATAGCTCCAATTGAAAGAAAAATAATCTACAAAGTGTTTCTTGAACGTTGTATAAGGCGTAATATGATAATAACAAAAGCTATTAAAGAGAGAGCTAATTCTTTGAACCAATAGTATTCTTTTGAAATTCTTCATCAAATTCTTTCTGCATTCTTTCCTCGTCATTAATACGACCATTAATAATAGCAAGCCAACAAAAGAAATTATTTAAAAGCACAATGACTTGCATGAAAGGTATAACGTATAACTGACATTCATCATCGGATTCAATATAGAATAATAGGCTTGAAGCTATATGTACACGTTTAAGTGCATAAGCAAGGCATATATTCAGAAGTACAATAGTTATCCAAAATAGGAATAGTACTGCCATCCATTGAATAGGTGAGAATAGTCCAAGAACATGATTGTTGTTTGTCCGGAAATCATATTCAAGACCTAAGAACATGCCGACAAACAGCATTATCGACAATATGCTATAAATGAGATTTTTCATCTTAATTTACTTTTTTGAGATATACTAAGTTTGTGTTACTTACTGCAATCGCCGACGGTTCACCAATAACAAGTTCTTTGATCTTGTATGGTAATACTACACTTTCGTCTTTTGGCTCAATAGAATCTACTTGTAAGAAGTTCTTTGGATAAGATGGAGAAGAATATACTTCACCAACTTTAAGTTCTTCTTGTGTATCGTAAGAGTATCTACGTAACTCAACAGTTGGTACAATAGCAACCGGTTCTTTTACGAACAACATTTTTACTGTATGCATTTTATTAGTTTTTAATTTGAAACGAAAACGTCCAGATACAATAAAGTACCTGGACGTTTAATTTATATCAATCTATTATTTTACTGACACCTGTTTGCATCTAACCATACGAACTAGATAGTTCAAGTGTTGCTTTGCAATAGGCTTTCTTTAAAGTTTGATTGATATCCGAAACAAATCTAATAATAACCGTAATCACGTGTTGTTGTGTGTCGCTGCATAATGCAAACGTCTGGCTGGTGATGGGATGAATTATTGATTGTATCATGACTGCAAATGTATAAAATTATTTGAATAAAACTACTTTCTTCTTTTCTTTTTGTAATTGTTACGCTTTTGCTTTTTAGTATCCCATGGCTTATCTTCTATAATAGTATTTGCTAAATAATCTCTACTTATAGCAGTATAATCAAATATAGGAACTTCTTTTATTTGTTCAGTAATACCAATAGACATTTCTTTGAAAGTAATTGGATCCATTCTTAATCCTTTTCCAATATTAGGTATATTAGCAACACCAATGATAACTCCACCATTTTTAGCATATTCTCTTAGTATATGAGATTCTTGCATACATGATTTGCCTGGTCCTACACCAATAATAATTCCTTTCGATTTTCCTTCAACATCATATAAATCTGTTTTATCAAATATATTTGGTTGATACCATTTTTCAGAAAGAACAATTTCAATAGGATGTCCAGCTACACCAAAAACACTTTCTGATATTTCATCAGTAATTTTACGTGTTACTTGATTGTATTTAGTCATCATATTTTTCCAATCTTCAAAAGTAAAAGATGGATCAGGACAATCGCGCATATACTCTTTGTATTCTTTCCAACCAGTCATAATAACCGGTTCATTCCAAGGATAGTCTTTTGGAAACTCAACTTTAAAAGGCATACCATGTAAACCAAGACCAGATTCATCTTCTTGAACAAATGTAGGTTTCTTACTGATACCTTTTATCAATTCAACAAGTTTATCAAAATCTATATGTTTTGGTGGTTTTACTATAAGTATTCCTTCTGCAGTTTTAAACATTTCCATTAAATTATGCATTGGTTTTGGTTCTTGCGTTTTTTCAGCTTTAAACTCATTATACCAATAATCTTTTGCAGCTTGTGATTTAGCACCATCAATAAATGAATCTTTTGAATAATCAAAAAACATTCCATCTTGATCTGACATAGAATCATCAGGTTTACCAAAACCATTAGTAGAATATACTTCTGCAGCTATTTCTATGTTTTTTTCTAAGTCCATAATATCGATTTTAAAGCGTTCTAATGATAGATTTATCTTTCTTGGTATGATTGTTTTGTTTACCCCATAAAGTAGCAAGGGAACTAATTGAAACGCTTAATTCAGCATTAGCTGCAGCAGCACTCTTAGTCACTTCTTCCACAAGAACAGATAACGACTTATCTTTAATGACAAGTACTGTTGCTGTTATCACACATCCGTATTCTAATCTTTTCAGACCATCCGGATAGGTAAGCTTACATATCATACCTTGATGGCGACCTATCGGAAAGCGGCCGAACTTCGGTTGACACACATCAACTACGATAGTATCACCTACACATACTTTTTCTTTTTTCATTTTATTTGAGTTTTAGTAATAATTTTATTTACTATAATGTTTATATAATTCACCTGATTTTATTTCAGTTAGATAATACCATTCATTTTCATATTCTTGTCTACCACCACCATTTAATAAATGAGTAATGAATTTTTCTTCATTAGATGGTCCAATAATACGAGCATGTTTTTTACCATAAAATAATAACCTCAGTTCTTCTCTAGTTGGTTTTGTAATAAATACAGCATGAAAATATTCACCATCTTGATCATATTCATTAATACCTCTAGTTATTACAAAAAATGTATTTTCCATTATGCTATATTTAATAATAATTTTTACGTTCGCAATTACATTTACTATGAAGAGGAATATCATACGATACTTTAAATTGCAAGTACATATCGTTATGCTTTGAGGTTATAGGCCAATATCCTTCCATATAGTTTGTATTGGCATACATAAGACCAAATTCAATATTGACAGAAGTACGATAACCAATGCCAACATATTCAGAAAAGAATAGATTATTACGTGAGGTACGATCAAATTGATTAGGAACTAATTTAAACTGATTGCTTAATGTATTAGCATTATAATGTAAGCCAAGAACACCATAGAACTTACCAGTACTAAGTAGATTAATACCTATTGAAGCCATCTCTACATTATATGAGTATTGGCGTTCTCTACGTCGTTCATTATCTATCCCGGACATCATAGTAATAGCCATTACTGGTTGTATTACTATTGGTCCAATAATATGATTAAACGAAGCGGATAGACTGGCACCAGTTTCATTACCGGTATCTGTTTTGGGAGCTACAATAGCACCACCAAAGGAAAGAAAGTTTTGCGCTATAGCCATTATGGGTAATAAGCACAATAGAAGTAATAGTTTTTTCATTTTATTTGTTTTCGTCGGGTTCATAATAAACTCGAGCAGGTTTACTTAATTCAATATCAAATATCTCAATGATAGCACTAGAAAAGAACATAAGTCCTATCAATACCATCAATAAAAATAAGAACACGAATGTCTTTTTACGCTTTAGTTTCATATCTTTCTTCTTTTAAAGTATTTGAATAGCGCATAAACTGTCAGAAACATAGCAAAGAGCAACGTTCCATCACCAACTGGCACTGTATTGCATCCACAATGTTTCCAGTAGCCATAACCCCATCCTTTGCCACATACATAACAATGAGTAAGAACAGGATTACATTGAGTAGTCGCTTGTGCATTAGCCGGACTATAAGGTTCAATAGTAGTTATTGTTGATAACTGCTCAGGTTGTGATTGTAAATCACTAAAAGGTACATAAGTTGTTTCAGTCATGATTATTATTTGATTATTAATTTGTGATCTAACTCTGATTCGAACAGAGAATTATAGTGTATAAGCCTGACACCGTAGTTCGTATGACTTTTCTTTAAATTACTATGCGTATAACCAATTCCGCCATTAGATCATACCATTATTACATTTCTAGTACAATAGGAATATACTTTCTTACAGTATCAGCAAGCTTAGGACTATTCTCAAGCTTAGTAACAAGCTGAGTACATGTAGTAGCACCAAAGGTATTCACAACGATTTGTAATGCCCTTAAAAGAGCATATCCTTCGGCTTCACTATTAATCACACATTGAATAACAAGCTCTTCATTACGTGGATAATTCAACACTGATTTAGCAGTTGCTAAAGGTTGTCCACCACCATCAATAGCTTCATTAGCAGGTACTTTTTTTACACCTAAATCTGCACTAGGTTCTTTACCATTTTCCATTTGATTTAATTTAAATATTAAACAAAAAAAAGAGTTACAAAATTAATCATAACTCTTTTTATATACTACTACAAAATTCATCCGATGCCCGGACATGTAAACATAGCCAATACTTCTGATTCAACAGGAACATACTGATCAATGTAATCAGCAGTTTGTTGATTTAAATTTGTAGCTAAAAATTTCTTAATCATCATTCTTTCCTCTTGTCTAACAAGTTCTATTACCTTACTAAGAGGTAAATGCAATGTTATTTCTTCCATCTTAATGAGTTTTAGAGGTTACCTTATTAGTTTCATAAACTGCTAAAGCACTACTTGCTCCGGCTGCAATAGCCATAAAAGATGCAATAGAGTTAGTTTCGAATGCTTCACCACCTTCCTGAGAAGATGATGCCGGGAACAATTGAATTTCATAATCAGTAGCAGATACAACCGAATAAGGACCACTCAAAGGAATTTTCTTTATATAGATTATATTAGTACTGGTATTCTGAAATCGAATGTTACTTCTTTTCTTATTTATAGGAGCGACTACTATAGCCGAAGTACCTACAATTACTGGACTGGCCATAATTGCAAGTATTAAACTACTGCTGTAGGAGTAATATGAGTCAAAATAGTATTCAACAAATACTGATTTTGTTCATTGTTACTGATTTTGTTGTTAGCAGCAGAAAGTTGATCCCGTAAATTTTGAACATTCAAGTCATTGATAAGTGCGCGTGTTGCATTACCATCGGCAAGAATAGTACTCTTAATCTCACAACAGCATTGAGCCATAGCAGCTGCATTAGCCGTACCTTGTGCTATGATTTGATTCGTAGCATTTTGTACTTGCATTGCTGAGCTATTGAAGCCTTGCAATGTAGTTGTAGTAAGGTTATTGAAACTGTTTAATTGTTGAAGAGCATTCTGATTTTGAGAAGCGGTAATATCTCTTCCCAATCCATTGATTGAATCCAAAGTAGTAAAATTAGCTGCAGCTTGAGCAGTCGCCAATTGTCCTATTTGTGTACCTACATTACTAATACTTTGAGAAAGGTCAATAGTATCAGCACGAATTTGACCAGTCAATGCAGTATTACTGATTTGACCGGCCAATGATTGTATTTGGTTATTGATAGCACCAAACTCAGCAACATTTGCATTGCCATTGTTACCACCACCAAACAAACCATTACCATTGTTTGCAAGAAGTGAACCGAGAACTAACCCAGCAACACCACCACCGACTGCTCCAAGACCTACTCCGGAACCCATTGAACTACCACCGCCTAATGAGCCAGTTGGTAGTGTACCATCTAATGTCAACATAATATATAGTTTTTAATTGCCAACTGAATTGTTGACATGTCAAAATTATATACTACTCTAACTTAGTACTAATGAATTTTATAGGTCTAGTTTTTTCTTTAATTCTAATGCTTTTTTCAAATCAGATAGATAATATTCTTTCTCTTTGAATCCTTTACGTTTGCGCGGTTCTGATATTATACCCATGTCTTTTAGTTCATGGAACTTATTTAGTGATACTCCCATAAACTTAGCAGCATCTTCTCGGCCCATTGTAGTAGGTCTATGAATAAGTATTGATATTTGTTCTAATTCTTCATTAGTCAAATCTTCGCATTCATTATTCTCTATCATTTTTAAAACAATAGAAATGATCTTATTTAAATTTCTCATTGTAATAATTGTTTATTGATATTAGTGGGACCAAATGGACTCGAACCATCACCCTCAACATAAAATGTTGTGCTCTACCTTTGAGCTACACTCCCGAACCATTTGTAATTGTTAGCTACCTAATAATTATTTATCATTATTCTACATCAGCATTAGTATATTGAGATAATTATCCAAGCTATTCCAATCACTACTTAATCGGCAAGCCAAGCAATTTAGCATAGCGATTAAATACTTTAGTCTCATAAGGTTTGTCCTCTTCATAGACAACAGCACGTTTAAGCCATTTATCAAAGCATTCAGGACATATCCAATGATTAAGAACTGCAATAAATCGACCTTCATCAGAAGATTGATTACAATGATCACACACGCCAAATCCACCCCATTGTAGGCATTCAGTAGCTGTAGTGCTTATTACTTTGAACCCTTTAGGATTCTCTACTCTGTGTGCCATCTGGTAAGTTTAATGGTGTTGTTAGACTTGTCATTAAATCCTCAAGAGTATCATAAGCATCTTTTGATTCTACTTCATGATATGAACCAGTGTGATACACCATAAGAACTTCTCCATCCGGAACAATTCTATTATTACTCATTAATACTTGGCAATCACCAGTGTATGTTGATATACCTAAGATTGGTTTCTTTTCAATCTTGTTGTTGTTCATAAAGAAGATAATATCTCCTTTAGCTCTATAATTTTGTGTTCCCATACTGTTATTGTTTAATATTAATTTGAAGTTCAATTTTTAAAACTTTACAAATAGTAATGAATTTTTCAAAACTAACTTGCATATATCTGCCACCTCTTACTGAACTAACCATACTTTCAGTTACTCCAGCTTTAGTAGCTATTTGTTTATTACTCATTCCGGACAATATTATTTCATTTCCAACAATATCATAAACTTGATTTACACTAGTAATAATCATATTACAATATTTTGTTTTGTTGAATAAATCGAATAAAGAACCATGATATGCCAATGAATAGAAATATATCCCAATGAAATCCAAAAGCAATCAAGTAAGTAATGATAGCTATCCATATACCATTACAATAGGGACACAAGCCCAATGGTTTGGCAATATAAGCCATAAAGGACACTAAACGTATATTCTTACCATACTTCGATAAAAGTCTCTTATATCGAACGTATTTGTATAACCAGTCATGATACCAGTCGAATATCATTCCAAACTCTTGTATATGCTGAAAGCAAAGAGCAAGAGCAGCTACTGCAAATCCTATAAGAAGATACAGTAGCATTATGATAGGGTCGTTAGAGCACAGCATTTTTGTATTCTTCTTTAGCCTTGTCAAACTTAGTTCTTGCTTCTTCTTGTCGTTCAGTTGGTACTAAAACAATTTTAGAAGCCGGAATATAAGAACGATCATTAGTAGAATGTCTTGAGAAACGGACACGCAAATCATCATCACGATCAGGGACTGCAGTTACAACTAAAATACCAATGGAATTTACAGGATAGTCTTTTCCACAATTTGTACTGTGACACCTGTTCAAATAAATTAAATCACCTACTTGCATAATAATAAATGTTTTGTTGATTAATAAATAGTTTATATACGAGAATAAATAGACAATAATAGAAATGAGCTATCATTTACACTGACCATACACGTCATTTCAACGCATAGAAAGCTTACTGTTGAACGAATAGCAATAGAATGACACTATGTATCATATCAATAAAAGAAAGTAGCTTAAACAAGCCCGCAAAAGTAATCAAATCTTACAATATTGTATAGCATCTGATACACCGGATTACACCAATCACAACCACTATCAAATAATCTAATATAATGTAGACCAATAGATTCAACACACTATACTCTATTGCAAGAAATGAATACTTAAGGAATACAACCAACTCACCATTACCACCACCATAACTAGACATATCATACAACCACATATAACAGCGCATTCAACGCATTATAGGTATTATATTATTCTTATAGATAGAGAGAGAAGCATAGAGAGTAGGAGTGTACAGAGCCTGTTTGAACGTTTACTTTATACTATCCTTAGCCTTAAAATCATTGTAATAACAAGCTGGAATGCTGTATGTATGGAACGCTGAATCCTTGTAGTTATACACGGTCATAAGGAATGTATAAGGCTTGTTATCAGAGCTTTTCTTATTCATTACAATAGAGTTATGAATAGCATAAGGATACATTATAAGAGGTCCAGTATTGTTTACTGGCGTTGTTTCAGAGCAGCTAGAAAGGACTATAACAACGATAGTCAATAACAATAAGAATAGATGTTTTGTGTTCATTTTATATGAATTTAGAGTAAATATTGTGTTATCTTTGCGGCATCTACTCTCATGTAGTGCCAGCAAAATGAGTAAATTGAATGATAAAGTGTACTATGTAGCACACAATCTATTGAATCACGACATTATTATATGTACAAGTAAGACCATGCTATCCAAGTTCGTTGGATGTAGTGATGATACTATACGTCGTAAATTATTGAGTGAACCAGTCCGTATAAAGGAATGCATTGTCTGGACCGGAATAGGAATACAAAGGATAAAGAATAGAGGTAATTTTTAATTGATGGCTTCTACACCTTGTTGGGTGAAATGAGGTACCAATAGAATCAAATGCATCTACTCTCACGAGTAACGCCACCAATTAGTAGTATTATTTGCGTTTATTAGGACGCTTATGCGAACCTTTAGGAATAAAGATAACAGCAGTATCTCTCCATATAGGTCTTGTATGTTCCTGCTCATTTAATTGAGAATGGAAATTTATTAATCTCCAAACTTTGTCATTATATTTTGGTTTCATAGTATTATCTATTTCTATAATGAGTAATAGCTTCATGAACATGTAGTCCAAAGAAGAACAGTGCACCAATAAGAATTGCTCTACCATATATATAGGTATGAGTAGCAAAGAATATAAATGCAACACCGAAGATAAAGGCATATATGATATGCTCAGCAATATGTTTAAAAGAAGCTTTCATAAGAGTAAGTATTAATGTGTATATAATATAATGAACGCGCGCGTAGAGATCACTTAAACAAGCCAGTCCGCAACAACTCTAGCAAGCAAGTATTTCGAGGTAATAGTATTAAAAAAAAGGGAGACATTACATCTCCCTTGTTTGTTCTTACATGCTGTATTTGATAACACCACCTAAGCAGCTAATCTTAGCGCCTGCTTTAATCTTAATGATACCTTTGGCAGCTTCCTTCTTGTCAATGACTGTATCAAACCCACAAGAGTTCATACGAGTTACTTCTTGAGAGAAGTTGTCAGTCATTCCGGCGATAGCCATGTTACACCAGATACGAAGGTCTTTGTTCGATACGTCAGCATCAGCTGCTTCGATTTTCACCAGCTTACCTGCTGCATTCTTTTGACTTCCGTCACGATAAAATTGTCCAACGATTTCAAATGTTGTTGGTGCAATGTCAGTAAGATCGAATTTCAACTCAGCGGCTTTTGTCGCTACATACAATAATTTGCTCATAATAATTTTGTTTTTAATTTGTAATTAATTTTTTATATCGTCTAACCGGGGGGAGTTACTAGAGAGTATCCAGGGCTTTCGTAATTTGGTAGTGGGTATACGGTGGGCTTGTATATTGTATATGGTAGTGTAGGGTATGTTCTTCGTTGGATTGGTTATGTTGTTAATGGTATTTTATAATAGTATTGTTACTAGGTAGTTGTTTATTTATTGGTTATCTTTGGGGTATAATTTTAAAGAGAATAATTTATGAGTAATCGTTCATTAGGTGCACTTTTAAAGTGCTTAGTAAGGCGTTGTGATACGCGAGGTTCATTGTTCCATGGTAGTGTAGTAGATGCTCGTGGTAATGAGAGATATTTGTATAGTTGTCAAAAGTGTGGTAGAGTATTTAGTTCTGCTGAGGCTCCTTTTGTAAAAGAGTATTCCCATTTGGTTTATCGGGATAAGAATGATTTATTTAGTTTTGGTTTTTCTTATGGTGATAAGAATGATGTTTTGGGATTGGACGAGTTTATTGATTCTATTACTCGTGGGGAGATTTATTTTGGTAGGATTCATTTACGTAAGTTGCTAGGTGGATTAGAGGGATTGGTAAGTAATTATAGAAGTGGTTTTGTTACTCAACAGAAAATGTATTTGGAGATTACGAAACAGTTGTCTGAAAAAGAAGAAATCATTAGTGGTTTGTTATCTGCTCCGGAAAATGCACCTGTGTTAGTTGTCAGTGATGTTGATATTGAAAATGAACGTCAGATAAGTAATGCAAACATGCTTCCTACGTGGTTGATTACTTTATTGAATCATGGTACTGTTTCTGTTCCTATCGAAGCTTATAGGCTATTCCATTTGCTTCTGTCAGTAAACTATGGTTATGAAGTAATGCGTTACCGTTGGGAATGGAATATAGTAGTTGAAAATGAAGAGAAGAGAATGGTATTTCAAAATAGAACAAAAAGGAGAACAAAGAAATGAAAGTAGTACAAAGAATAGCGTTGGTAAAGAATTTTTCTAATTATGAAGGTTCCGGCCAGAACGGTCCTTATATAATTGGTACATGGATTGTAAAGAGTGTGATTGATAATGTTGAGTTCAGTGTAAAATGCTTTACTGATATTCATGAGTATTTCTTGGCTAATCCTACATTGCATATTGATTGTGAGATTGAAACAAAAGGTAAGCCATGGCAAGATAAATATTTCAATGAGCTTACTGTTGTTTCTATACAAAAATCGGATGCTCCGGCAGATGTTCCTGGCATGTCTGTTCCTGGCAATGATAGTATGACACCACCAGCCGGTGCTGTTGTTTATCCTGATGCAAATACTGGCGGACAAAGGCCATTTGTTACTGGCGGGTTAGCTGTTGGTAGTGGTGAGGGAAGTGATTTGCCTTTTAATTAAGGGTTTACTGTAATCCCGCAAAAATAAAACAGTCAATTAAACACTATTGTAAATTAAAGAGAGGATAGTTTAAATACTATCTTCTCTTCTTTGCAAAAACTATTTATATCTTTGCACATAACTTAAAAACATATAATATGTCAAATTGGATAAAGCCAGGTATTCCTGTTGTGAATATTACAAATTTAGAAAAAGTCTTTGTTGTCGACCACGCGATATTCAAAAGCAAAGAGATAAAAGACAAAGGTGGTAATGTAAAACGAGTAAGTCGTTTGGTAGGTATCAAAGTAAAGCATGTTACTGAGAAAACTACTGAGGTTGACATAATGCATTCAAAAGAGTTGATACCATTGGATGTTGCTTTAAAAGGAGTTTTAGAAGCTATGATGTTTATTAATCGTGAGGGCATTTATAAAAACTATTAATATATGCAAGAAGATTTTCTATATCTTGAGGATTCAGTAGTGAAAGTTACTGAGATGGCAATGCAGATGCCTGAGTTCAGAGATTTCAAACGTTATGATACCAGCACTAACAAAGTCTTTTTTTATAAGGCTATGGCTTATATCTACTACGTGTATAAAGTCTTTGGAGAAGAACGTTCTTATCTTCATAATCAACCGTTACCACAACGTCGTATGCAAGCTGTAAAAAGCCATACTGGATCGTATAAAAAGATTAGTGATTTTGAGGAAAACGAATGGGTTCAGAAATGTATTCACGGTTATTTGAAATATTCCAGGACCCGGAATGAGATTTTGCTTGATACATTAAAAGAGGATATTGATATGTTCTCTGAGGTGGTACAGAAGATGCCACATATGATCAAAAAAAAGATTAAGGTTACACATAAAGAACTTGATGAAGATGGTCAGACAATGATAGACCGGGTTCATGAAGTTGAAATAGATATTCCCAATACAAAAGAGCGACTTGATGCTTTAAAGCAAGCAAGTGATTTGTATGATTATTATGTAAAGGTATTGGCAAATGTAAATAAGGATGCCATTAAGAAACGGTCCTCAGCAACAATGTTTGAGAATCAAAAGGAAGTCGCTAAGATAACGATTACAGAAGAGTTCCCACGAGCAAAAGAATAATATTATGATAGTCCTTGACCCAGTATTTTTTGGTTCCACAGTACCAGAATATAAAATTGAAATAAATACACTTGTTGATGATCCGACAGATAGTACTAAAAAGATACGTTCTCCAGTTAATATGGTAGGCGCTGATGTCGTTATGAATTTTATGAATGGGAATGTATTGGGAAAGCAATATTCTACAGAAGATGGATCAATAGAAGTTTCAACAAACTTCATTATAATTCCGGAACATGTAATGACTGCTGAACCGGCAGATTATGAATTTGATTTTAATATTATTCTTGCTAGTGGAAAAAAGATTACCGGTTTTGCACCAGGAAGAAGAGAAGTATTACCAATTAGTACAATAAGATAATCATGGATATCTATTCTATTACGGTAGATGAAACAAGTGGAAACAATGAAGAAAACATAAACGCTAAAAATGCAATCTTTGAATTGGTATTGGATAATGTAATTGTCACTTACGAAGTGATATTTACTGAAAACGTAGAACAATTTGAAGTTATTCTAAGTGATACAAATGTTACTTATATTGTAGAACCTTCAACTACATTTTTTACTAGCGGTATCGGTGATGCTCCAGACGAACAACTCTATTGTCGAAGAAATGGACAATGGGTTTTATTTGCTCCAGTCGAAAATTTAGTTCTTGGCAATCTTCATATAAATGCTTACTATGGTGATTTAGGTAAGATTGCTTACGATCATTCACAAGCTAGTGGTAATCTACACCAATTGACATTCTCTGGTTTATTAAATAAACCAACAACAGTCCAAGGTTTTGGAATAACAGATATTCCAACTTGGGCTCTTTCTACTTCTAAACCATCATATACTACTTCCGAAGTTACTGAAGCAGCTAATCTTTATTTTACATATAATAGAGTTCTTGGTACTAACCTTTCAGGATATGTAGCAACAGAAGGTACTATAAGTCCATCAGATACTGTTCTTACCGCGATACAGAAGCTTAGCTATAAAAACCATAATCCACTTACATTGGGTTCTTCTAATGGCCTTTCATTAGATAATCAACAATTATCATTGGGTCTTTCGTCTAGTACTTCAAATGGTGCACTAAGTAATGTAGATTGGATTACTTTTAATAACAAATTGTCTCCATCATTAATGGGCGTAGCAAATGGTTTAGCTACATTAGGAAATGATACAAAAGTTCCTTTATCTCAACTTCCGACATCATTATTTGGTCAAGTGGATTATAAAGGATTTTGGGATGCATCAAATGGAACACCTTCATTACCTTCTATTCCAACATCTAATGGTGATTATTATATAGTTTCGGTAGCCGGCACTACTACTATGGGTTCTGTTAGTGAATGGCAAGTTGGTGACTGGTTAATTGCTAATGGAAATACATGGGGTAAAGTTGATAATACAGATGCAGTTATTTCTGTAAATGGTCACATAGGTGCTGTTGTATTGAATAAGTCAGATATAGGTCTTTCAAATGTTGCTAACATATTACAATGGAGTGTAAGTAATCATCCAACAACAGTTGCAGGATATGGAATTACAGATATATTAAATACTATACTTTCTGGTTATGTAGCAACATCAGGTACAATATCAACAACTGATAGTATATTAACAGCATTACAAAAAGTAAGTTATGATAAACATGTTGCTGTTACTCTAGGAACAAGTAATGGTCTTTCTTTATCTGGTCAAGCAATATCATTGGGTTTATCTTCTACAATAACTACCGGAGCATTATCTTCTACTGATTGGAATATTTTCAATAATAAATTAAGTAATGCAACGCATACTGGTGATGTAATAGGTTCTACTGTACTAACTTTAGCAACAGTAAATGCTAATGTAGGTACTTTTAATAATATAACGGTTAATGGAAAAGGTTTAGTTACATCAGCAAGTAATGTTGCATATTCTAGTGATATACATTCAAATATTGTAGCATTGAATGCAGTAAGTGGTACTAATACTGGCGACCAAACTTTATCTAGTCTTGCCGGACAGCCACAATTGAATGGAATTGGATTTGTAAAGGCTAATGGAACCACCATAAGCTATGATAGCTCATCTTATTACTTGGCATCAAATCCAAATAGTTATATTAGTGGAATAACTAAGGAGAATGTAGAATCGGTTCTTACTGGACTGATAACTACTCATACGCATAACTACCTATCTAGTTTTACTGAGACAGATCCCGTATTTACGGCATGGAATAAATCTACTGGTATAAGCATTACTAAGTCACAAGTTAGTGATTTTCCAACTAATCTCAGTCAATTTAATAATAATCTTGGTAACTATGGTGGATGGATAACTGGTATCAATTCAGGAATGGTTACTACTGCTTTAGGTTATACTCCATGGAATACTGGTAATCATCCAACTACTTTATCTAACTATGGAATTACAGATGCAATACAGAATCAAAATAGTTCAGCGCAAGCTGCTAATAGTTATATAAATGGAGTTTATAGAACTTATCTATATAATTCTGCTGCATTTATAGGAAATTGGACTTCATCTAATATATGGGGAATAGGAGGTAGTGGCTCGGTAATTAGGTTAGGACAATGTAATACAGATGGTTCATTTATATCATCTACAAATACTAATCTACAAGTCGATGGAGCAGCAACTTTTGCATCTACAGTCAGTGCAACTAATTTTATAGGAAGTGGTAATGGGTTAACTAGTTTACCTAGTGGTATGTCTAATTATATTCAAAATCAAGGTACTTCTAATCAAGCAGCAAATATTAGGATAACTGGGGATATTGGATATGCTGCAAATATGGCTATATATCCTAGAACACAAGGAATTACTGACTGGTGGGTAAATAGATATATGACTGGGGAGGTTTTAAATACTTCAATTGGGTCAGCGGGAACAAATATATGGCAGTTGGGTATAATATCTTCGTCTGTATTTACCCCTAATGTAAAATTATATGGTGATGGTAGGGGAGTCTTTTTGTCAACAGTCAATGCTACTCAACTTCAATCAACAATAGCAACTGGAACAGCACCATTAACTGTAGCATCTACTACTATGGTTAGTGATTTTAATGCTGATTTACTAGATGGACAGCATGGAAGTTATTATTCACCAACTATCCATACACATAGCTCTTTAAGCAACTCTGCAAGTATGCCAACATTGGATTTAAATACTCTTAATGTAGATAAGTTATTATCATATTCAAGACTTGGTGCAGCATCAACTAATAAATTTACTACAGTAGATAATGCTAATGCAGTATTGACTATTGATACTTATAATGGCACTTCCACATATTTCCATCAATTAGGATTCAGTAGCGATGGCAACATGTATCAAAGAAGGTCTACGGGTGCATGGAATACGGTTTGGACTAGTGGAAATTTTATTCCTTCTAATTACTCATTGAATACTCACTCTCATGGTAATATAACTAATAGTGGATATATAGGTTCAATAGCATCTTTGCCAATTATAACTGGTACTGGCGGTATTTTACAAGCGGGTTCCTTCAGTACAACAGCAGGTACATTTTGTCAAGGAAATGATTCAAGACTTTCAGATGCTCGTGTAGCATCTGATGTTTCTGCATGGGCTAAATCAGCGACAAAACCTAGTTACTCATGGTCAGAAATTAGTATCCGGCCAACTACAGTTATCGGTTATGGAATTACCGATCTATTCTCACAAGTAATTACAGGCTTTACGGTTGGTGCAAATAGCACTGTTTTGAACACCGATACTTTAGAATCAGCGATTGAAAAATTGCAAGGTCAGATCAATAACAAACAAGCGTCAGGCTCTTATTCATTAACTACACATGTTCATGGAAATATAACTAGTGGAGGATTGATAGGAACTGTTGCTAGTTTACCTATTATAACAGGTACTGGAGGTATCTTACAAGTCGGTTCCTTTGGTACAATAGCAGGAACATTTTGTCAAGGTAATGATTCAAGGTTAGCCACACAAACTACTATAACGGGTAATGCTGGTACTGCTACTATATTGCAAACAGCTAGAACTATTTGGGGACAATCCTTTAATGGTAGTGCAAATATTAGTGGTGCAATTACTGGAGCGACTACAGGAACATTTAGTGGTGACGTAAGTGCAACTAATTTTAATTTATCATCAGATAGAACCTTAAAGACTAACATAAGACCAATACTAAAAGACTATAGCTCTATTGACTTAGTCGAGTTTAATTTTAAAAATAATTTAGACGAACTTAGGTTTGGTGTTATAGCGCAAGATTTGCTAAGTAGCGGATTTGAAGAATTTGTAGTCGGAGATATAGAAGGAGAATATAAAGTGAAATATTTTGATTTATTGGTAGCCAAATTAGCTAACGCAGAATCAAGAATAAAACAATTGGAGGATAAGTATGGCTGTTCCTGATATAACTACATTTAATCAAAGAGATGTTGTTACTGAAATATATGGAGATTCAAGTGATAGAAGTTTGACTGAATTGTTTACAGCAGCTACTGGTACATTTGATTCTCTATATGTTGGTTCTAAGAATAGTTTATATAATTTTAGAAACTATAAACATATAACTGTTACAATAAATACAAGTATTTCTAATGCAACAGTTACTAACTTATCTACTTTTATTGCTTATTGGATGACTTTTACAGCACCAGTTAGTAGCTCTATAGTGTATGGTATTTGTTGGAATTCAGCTCCTAATCCTACACGTTCTTATAATGATTATATTATAGGGACACGTACAAATAGTGATATAAGTGTAACATATCAAACACTTACTATTAATACCAGTACTCCTTTAATAGCAAATAAAATATATTATTTTAGAACATATATTGTTGTAGATGGAGTAACATATTATTGTACTGATTTAGTATCTGCACCAACTTAATAATAAAAATTTCTTATATATAAATCAATAAATAAAAAAAAACCATCATGAAAATTGGAGAAATTAGAGTAAAGTTTTTTGAGATTAGTAATTTAATGACAATTTTTTCTGCTAAAGGTATTGATAATACTGAATTAAATTGTCTTATCTTAGATAACTTTGAAATTCTTGAAAAAGAAAATAATAAAATTCAAAAAACAATTAATCCACGTTTAATTGAATTAGAAAATATTATTCAAGAAAAAGGGAAAGAAGTAAATGCTCAACATGATGATAGTATATTATTACTTTCATTAGATGAACAAAAAGAATATAAAATTCTTCAAGCAAAACTTCAAAAAGATTTTGAAATTGAACGTAAAATTTCATTAGTAGAGATTAAAGAATCAACAGTTCGTTCTACAAAAGGAATACCTATGAATTCTTTAATTACTCTTAAATTTTTTTCACAACCAAATAATTGGAAACAAATGAAAATTAAAAAAGAAAGTTCTGATCAAGCTGATGATAAAAAAAGCCCGGACTCAGGTGGTGCAACATTCCCACCTAGCAAATAAGAATTATGAATCTTGAACATATATCAAGATATGTATCTCTTTACTTCGTAAAGTTATTCCCAGTTATACTTACAGTTTATTTAGCTATAGGTATGACTGGGGAAGCTTTTGGATTTATTGATTATACAGCATATACTTCACATACGACTATAATTTGTCATTGTTATTTATTTCATATAGGTATGTTAGCATTATCTTATACATTTAGATTTTGTTCCTGGCATAGAATATTAATCTACACGGATATTTTAATTTTAGTCTTAGTAGATTTATATAAGGTTAATATAAAATTGCCATATATATTTTACTGTTTGAGTGCTATTTTATTATTATCTTTGAGTTTATCAATATTTCTATATTTTTACTATGGATGCTACGCTAAAAAAAACAATCATACGACTCTTCAAAAGAGTTATAAAAGCAATAGATAATGGAGTTTGTGATAATATGACTGCTAATGAAATAGATCATTTAATACGACTACTAGAGGAATCAAAAAAAATTGACGAAACTTATATAAAAAGAAAACGATGGATAATATTTTAATATTAATAGGTGGAGCTATTGGAGCTGCTGGTGGAGCAATGAGTATTGTTTCATATTTTTCTCCATCCTCTATTAGCATTCGAAAAAGTAATGCAATTATCAAAGAAAATCAATCATGGGAGACTTCACTAAATCTTCTTCTTAAATGGAAATTAGAAGCTGAGAAGAAAATTGAAACTCTTGAACAAGATGTTGAAAAACTTCTAAAAAAAGATAATCGTTCACAAAGACTTATCTCAGCATATAGAATGATTGTAAGTTCTAATAAAAGTTGCAAACATAATAAAGACAATACAGATAATTGTCCAGTAGCAATTAAAATGCGTGCTTTAGATATTGAAAATAAATCGGATTAAATAAATACATATTATGAATACAAATTTAAAATTTTCAGAAAAAGGATATGCAGTATTAAAATCATGTGAAGGGTGTGAACTTAAACCTTATTTATGTCAATCTGGTATTCCTACTATTGGTTGGGGTAGTACTCGATATTCAAATGGTGTTCGTGTAAGTCTGAAAGATCCTGCTATTACACAAAGTAAAGCTGACGAACTTTTAAAATATGATGTAAGACAATTTGAGAAAGATGTAATTTACTTACTTGGTCCAGTTGAAGTAAATCAAGGTAAATTTGATGCACTTGTAGATTTTGCTTACAATGTTGGTAGCGATATTGATATTGATTCTACACCAGAAGGACTTGGCGACAGTCGTCTTTTAAAACTTGTTCTTGCAAATTCCAACGATCCAAATATTGAACATGAGTTTAATAAATGGATTAATTCGAAAGGTAAACCTTCCAATGGTTTGATTAAGCGTAGAAAACTTGATGTAAAACTTTACTTTGGTCGGTAGTATTCATTTTTAAAACTAAACATTATGGCTGGTACAAAGAAAAAACCTGCTTCTTCTGGAAAGAAGAAACCAATGTCAAACAAGAAAACTTGTTGATATTTATTATCTATTAGGGAGTGATTAAGTTCATTCCCTAATGTTGTATTTACACATAAAATTAATAATTATGAAACCACGTACTTCTTATAAGCACAAATCATGGAAAACATCTTTAATGGGTGTTATTGGAATAATTGTTTTATTCATTTGTTTATTTCTTGTTTATACCGGTAAATGCACACTTCTTGATGTTGCATCGGTCCTTTCTCCTATTAGTATATTCCTTGCAGCAATAATTGCTTTTCTTACAAAAGATAGTGACGTAACAGGAGGGACGCGAGAACAATGATAAAATATATAAAGAAAAACTGGATAATAAGTGCGATAATTTCTATCGCGCTTTTGTTGTTTATTGGCGGTTGGTTTAAATCATGTCAATCAAAACAAGCATCTAACTTGATTGTAAATCAAGAACTATCATCTGCATATCGTAATGGGTATAATACAGCAACTAGCGCTTATCGTAAGCAATTAAAAGACTCTATCGATAGTGTGAATACTTTGAGGGCTAAAGATCGCTTAGAATCAACTAAAACGATTACTACTTATAAGAACAAAAATTCAGTTCTTACAAATAAGATAAGTAAGTTTGAGAATGATTATAATACCGATACTACTAAGCATACTCTTGCAAATTGTGACAGTCTTGTAGGACTAAAAAATATTTCTCTGCAGCAGAAAGATACCATCATAAAAAGTACTGAGAAAAAATTAGCAAGTACCGAATTAAGTCTGACTGATGTAACTAAAAAATACTTTCTACAAGTAGAAGAAACAGAACAATCCAAAAATGAAAATCTTGTTCTTCAAAAAGAAAAAAAAGATTTGATTGGAGCATTAAAACGTTCAACGGGATGGTGGAGTAAAAATGATATTTGGTTTTATTTAGGCGCCGGTGCAATAGGTGGATATTTTATAGCAAAATAATTTATGGCTGATATTAAGCTTACATATTTAGATGATATTTTAGCAATGGATAGAACACTTGTTCCGGACATTGATAACATGTGTCTAACAAGAGATTTCAAAGATACTAAACGTTTCAGTCCTGTTATCTATAACAAGAATGAAATGCAACCCAATAAAGATAGTCCAGACTACCAAGCGTGGTGGCATGAACAATATCGTCGTTGTGTCAAAGGATATATTGTTCCAAATGCTACAAAGCGTGGATATGATATTTGGATTCCCGGGCGAATGTATTTCTATTTAAATTTTTGGGTAATCTTAGCTAAGCTTGATAACGTAAAGAGAAAGGATAAACGCCATCCTAAATTTACATCATTAGATTATTTCAAATTCATGTGTATAGAACTTATGTTCTTAAATGCAAAAGATTTGTTATTTCCTAAGTCAAGACAGAAAGGATTCTCTGAATATGCTGCAAGTAATATTGGTTACAACTTCATTTTTATTCCAGGATCACAAAATGTAATTGTTGCCGGTCAAGGAAACTATGCTGAGCATACCATGAGTAATGTAGTTCGTGGTTTGGATTGGCTAGGAGATAGTGAGTTCTACAAACGTAGGTCACCAAATAGAAATGACTATATTAAATCTTCATATCGTGAAGAAGTAATAAATGAAGAAACCGGAGAGAAAAGAACGCTTATGCTCGGTTTTGGTAGTGAAGTCTACTGTATTACTGCAAAAGATAATACGCAAGCTGTTTCAGGACTTACACCTTTTTGGATATTATATGAAGAAATTGGAAAGTGGAAAAAAGACACGCTTAAGCAAACTGCAGAGTTTGTCAAACCATCTCTACTCGCAGAGGGTGACAAAACCGGTTATCAAATGTATATTGGTACTGGTGGTGATATGGACGAGTCTGTTGCTGATGTAGAGGAAATGGCATACAATCCGGCTAAGTTTGACTTACTCGAGTTTGATAATATATGGGAAGAAGATGAAATCTCTTCGACTGGTAAGGTAGCGGCCTTTGTTCCAGCTTATGAGTTTGAAATTATTGATGAAGATGGTAATAGTTTGATAGAGGAAAGTATTGTTTCGATTCAAAAAGAATTATCGAGTAAAAATTCTTCTGAGCGTTACATTGCTCTTACTGCTAAACCACTCTATTTATCACAAATGTTTATGGTGGCTACTGGTGGTTTTCTTGGAGAAACGGCTAATCAAAAATTGAATGATAGAAAACGATATCTTCTTACCCATCGTGAACAGCAAATTGCTTACAATGCAGAAATCAATTGGATTGATCCATTTGATTGGGGTAAAGGAGTAGAACTTGTACCATCTGAATTAGGTCGTTTCCTTATCATACAGGCACCGGAAGTTGATGGCTATGGGAAAGTATGGAAAAATCTTTATAGTGCCGCTACGGACAGCTATGACAAAGTAGAAAGTGAAACATCATTCTCATTGGGTAGTTGTTCTATTTGGAAAGGAGCTATTGATTCACATCATACATTTGATCATTGGGTTGCCCGGGTGACAGAACGACCAACAGAAGATGAAGGTGGAAATTATCAGTTCTATGAAGATTCAATAAAGCTTTGTTATCTCTATGGTGAGTGTGAGAATTTGATTGAATATTCCAATGTATTGATTTTTGATTATTATAAGCGGGCCGGTTGTGAGTTTCTATTACAAGAACGCCCACAAATGGTAATTAGTCAATATGTACAAGATGGTAAGGCTGCACAACGTTATGGAGTAGAACAATCATTTATACCACATGCTTTAAATATTTGGAGAGATAAGATGAAGCAAGATGATTTTGCCATTATTGATAAGATGTTTGATATACGACAGATTGAAGCTTTTGCCAAATTCAAAAAGTCACCAAAATATAATTGTGATATTACAATTGCCAGTGCATTAAATGTTGCCAGTGCATTAGAAACACAAGAGTTCGCAGCCTATTCAGAAGGAGAAGAACTAGAAGAGGACACATATGGTGGATATGTATCTGAGAATAATCAAAATATTAAATTCGCTTCTTAAAATCAATATTATGTTTCCAGAAAAATTAATCAATAACGAGAATAAAGATGACAACTATTTCAAAGAAGTTGCCAAATATATTTTATCATCCGGTGCTTCTGATTTTCATGAAGATAATGTAAAAGACAGGAAATGTTGGAATATTTACCATGGTATTGTAGATAATACAAAGTTTGAATACTTAACAAAGGTTGAGGGTTTTACTTATCCGGCCAAGTTTAGAAATATAGGTAATGAGATTGTGAGAAGCAAACTTAATATCTTAGAGTCTAAACAAGCTCGTAGGTCATTCAAAAGCAAAGCAATTGCTATGGATGAACGTACACTTCAATTGAAGTATGAAAATCGCATTAAAGCTAGTCTAAATGCTCGCTTGGAAATGTATAAAGAACGTGATGCTATTGTTCAACAGCAGATTCAACAAGTTCAAGATAGAATGAGTGATATGCAAAAGCAATTAGAAGTTCAACCGAACAACGAACAAGCACAAGTTCAAATGGAAGAACTGAAAAAGAATATGCCTATGATCCAATTGGAGATGCAGAAAATTATCAGAAATCTTTCTCGTGTTTCATTGGATAATAATGAAATGCAAAAACATATTGATTATTTCTTGCTAAATACTGATGTTGAAATAATGCAACAAGTTGCTAATGCTGCATTAAAATCAGCTATTCAGACAGAAGATTTAAAACAACATTGGAATGTAGGACTTCGTGAAAAAATTGTAACCGGTAAACCAACTTATATTACTTACTACAATCCTAGAACAAAGAATGTAGTTTTCAAACAAGTTGATGCTAATACTGCAGCTTATTCTAAAGGTGGAAATAACCGTTGGACACAAAATGGTGAGTGGTGTTTTACAAAAGAGTATATGAATAAAAGTCAAGTATTCTCTGAATTTGAATTGACAAAATCTGAGGAACTAATTATTCAAGCATACAGTCTTGGTGATGCTACTGCTTTAAAAAACTATATTGGTAATAGTGTTTACTTTGATAATAGTGAAAACTTCAATGATCAACATAATGCAATTGAAGTATCACGTATTTGGTTTTTGGTACCTCGCGAAATATTTTGGAAAAAAACACCAAACAAATATCGTCCGGAAGAATACTTTGTACATCTCACAACAAAAGATGCTAAACTAAGAAAAGATGAAATACGTAATCGCGCTGTCATTTATGATATGTATCATGTTGTTGTTATTGGAAACGTTATTCATGTCAATATGGGTAAACAAGAGAACGTTTTTAGACCACTTGATATGCCTGGACTTCCTACACTGCCACTTGTTGCCAGATCATTCAACACAGCGTCTGAAAAACCATATTCTCTTATATGGAGAGTACGAGAACTGATAGAACTTTATGATATTGTAAATTATAAGAAAGAACTTACAATTGCCTTATCCGGAGTAAAAGGTATGATAATGGATAAAAGCCAAAAACCTGATAACATGACTTCGGGTAAATGGATGTACTATCGTAAGCTTGGAACCATGTGGATTGAAACAATGAAGAAAGGTCGTAAAACACCGGCTTCTTATAATCAATTCCAAAACTATGATGATACCATTACTCAAAGTATTACTTTCATTGATAATGTTCTTAATGGCATAGATTCATTAATAGGTAAACTCATTGGTATTACTGATGCTTCACTTGGTCAATTTGTATCTTCTGATCCAGTAAGTAATGTAAACATGTCTAGGGAACAATCTTCTCTTATTACTGAAATACAGTTCTCAGAAAATGATGTAGTCTTTGATAAGGCTATTGAATTATTCTTGAACTTAAAAATACGTTATTCATGGAAAGATGGTAAAGTTCTAAATTATCTTGATAAAGACTTAGAAGAAGTTTTAGTTCAAATTCCAAAGGGAACATTAAATGGTTCTGATTTTCGTATATACTCTTCTAATAATGTAAAAGAAGAATCAAGACTTGAAGATTTACGTACTGCAGCAATGCAATCATGGGGACGGGCCGAACTTCCATTTACTTCTGTAGTAAGTATGTTTAAGATTGATGATTTGACTGAGATGGAAAACAAACTTATTCAAATGTCTAAAGAAGCCGAAGCAATCAGACAACAGAATGCAGCAGCTACTGAAACAGCAAAAGAAGAAGCTAAGCAAAAAACAATGAACTTGCAAGCTCAGATTGATATGCAGCTTTTAAAAACAAAAGATGAATTTGATTTAGCTTCAAGGGAAATAGAAAAAGCTCGTTTGCAACTTGATGAAAAACGTTATGAATGGGAATCAGAGTTCAAAGAACGAGAACTTGTTGTTAAAGAGAAAACTGAAAACTTCAAAATCATGGCACAGAATGATATTGAATCAGCTTACTTACAAGAAGAAGGTAGAGTAAATAGAGTACAAGAAATGATGAAACAGTTTGAAATTAAGATGAATGCAATTTTGTCAGAAGCACAAATTAAAACAGGAGAAATGCAATCACTTCGTAAGATGCATGTTGATCTCGATAAAAACATGAGGAACAAAGTAAATATAAAAGACTCATAGTAATTAAATTATTCATATATTTGCAACATATTATTAATCAAATCAAACACTTATGTTTAAAGACAGATTAGAAAAAGCGATTGAAGATATTCAATCTAAGAACAATGGGATTAAAAATTATCCATCACTTATTGAAGTATGTGACCCAGGTCAAACTGGTTTCAAGTGTAGAACAATAAACAATAGTGGTGAAGTTCTTATTTGCCCGATTACTGTTCCTTATACTGAACGTATGATTAAGATGGAAAATTACAAACCATCATTAGAAGAGTTCAAAGGTGTTCATCCACATTTGGCTGTTATTATGGAAAGTGGAAGTAGTCAATTTAAAGCTGGCGATATTGTTTATTACAATCCATCAATGGCTAATGCAGCACAACAAATTGTTGTAAAAAGTGCTCTTGCTTTGGTAGTAAGTGATACTTATCTTTTAGGAGTTGATACTAACTTTAATGATTTGATCAATGTATAAGCCATTATTTTTTAAAATGGAAGAAGCCGCCGAGGGACAAGATACCTCTGGTGGCTTTTCTGCGGAAGAACTTCAAAGATTAGAAGCACCGGCTGGAACATTTGAAGAACCTATTAAAGTTGAAAAGCCTGCTGAGGAAGTATCTAAAAGTATCGTAGAGGAAGTTTATACTCCTAGCCCTTTGTGGGATTCATTTAAAGATTTAGAAGGCTTTAAAATGCCTGAAAAGATTACTGCAGAAACAGAGAATGATTTACTTCGTCCATTCGTTGCACAGAAGTTTGGTTTAGAGAAACCGGTTCTTCATCCATTAGCACAACAGATACAAGATTTGACAGCTACCAATCCTAATCTAACGATTAATGATTTGGTAACAAATGTATCAGAACAGTATGTTGATGCAAGCAAATTTTCTATTGATGAAAAAATAGCATTCGATTTAAAGACTCGTTATGGTATTTATGATTCAGAAAAAAATCCTAGTGGTTTGACTGATGATGATATCTTACAAGAAATTGGTCGAATGACAAAAATACAAAAGCAAGATGCCGCTTTGGTAATTGATGAAAATATCAAGAACTACAATGACAATCTTGTAAAAGAATATAAGGAAAATCAATCTGCTACTTATGAAGCTCAGTACAATCAAATGTTGAGTGAAACAAAAAGCGAATTGAATACTCTTAAAGAAAGTCTTTCAAAAGTTGATTCTATTTATGGTATTCCTGTCAATCAAGAAACCCATGATCAGTTTTTAGCAGAATTTGAAAGAGTTGTTATTCCTAACAAAGAAACCGGTGAACGTTTAATCGATGATATATTGTCAGACAATATGACATTGTACAAAATGTTTGTAATGGTTGCTAAGTTTGGAGAAGAAAAGGTAATCGAAACAATTACCAAGGGGCGCGAAGGTGGAAAAGAAGCATTGCTTAAGTCATTAAGCATTACTCCAAATTTCTCTGGTGTAGGCGCTCGCAAGACTGGTCAATCATTAGATTTCGAATCTGAATTGAGATTGCTTGAACAGTCAGAAAAATAATCAACTCTATTAATCAAATTCATCATGAGAATTTTACCTGGCGCACCACAAGAGTTCGCTAATCAAACTCCGACATCAAAACACATGTCACAATACTTGATTGCAGCACCACATATGCTTGCACAAGTAACTACCCTTTTCCGTAAAAATGTAACTGCATTTAGTTCATTACTTGCCGGTCGTAATATGTTCTCGGGAAAACTTGCTGATCCTTTGAATCCAAAATCAGGAAAGTATAAAATCGTTGGTAACCGCAAAGTAATGTGGAATGTCAAAGGTTATCCGGATCGTAAAGCTCGCGTTATTGCTGCATTCAAATGTGATGCATTCCCTAATGAACCTGGTCGTAACCAAACGTGGATTGACTTGTATCTTGATACCAATTGGTTCTCTCCAAAAGATGTTCTTGAACTTGCCGATAACCAAACTTATGTACACGTTTCCGACTCGACTCTTCCACAAGAAGTTGATGCCGGAATTTTCCATTACCGTGTAAAAATCATGACCAATGTATCGGGTGATTATGTAAATCCGAATTTGCTTGCTATTGGACAAGAAGTTAGTATCTCACATACTTCATTCGAAGAAATGTCAGAAACAGCTTACGAAAAATATACCTTTGACGAAAAGGCATATACTCACATGACTATTCAACGTTTGAAATGGTCTATGTCTGGTACTGCTGATGAATATCGTCCTAGTGCTATTTGGATGGAACATAATGGCGTTTCTATGTGGGCTGACCATGCACAGATTCAAATGCTTGAACGTGCCGCTATGTATCGTGAAAAACAATTGTTGAACGGAAAATCAACTGTTACTGCAGATGATAAAGTTCTGTTGAAAACAAATGAAGGATTTGAAGTAATGGCCGGTGATGGTATCTTGAATCAAGGCGATGGTGCTTGGAGATTACCTTACAATGTTATTTCAACACGTGTCATTGATAATATCATGGAAAACATTTCTATCTATTCTTCTTCATGGGGAACTGAGGTAGCCGTAATCTGTGGTATGCAGTTCTACAAAGGATTTGCTAAGCTTATGCGTGAACAAGCCGGTATCGACCCTAAAACAGTTGAGATGGGTGGTAATGGTAAGAAAGGTATCAACTTGGATTATGAATACTATGAATTTGGTGGTGTCAAAATGATTCCTACTGTAGTGCCATGGTTTGATAATCCTCAACGTGCAACCACTTATGGTGCTGATGGAACCCGTAACAGTTCTCATAATGCAATCTTTGTATCATTGGGAGATGTTGAAATCAATCAACCAGCAATTGAGTTATTGCAACTTGGAAAACGCGGTTGGTTAGAAGGTGAAGTAAATGGTATCAACAAAGGTGGCGACATGGCCAACTCAGTGGATGGTAAACACCACCACATCCTATGGGAAACTGGTGCAGCTTTACTTGACGTAAACGGTATTGCTGAACTTTATCGTCCAGTAAAATATTAATTCATTCCTTTTAAAAATTATAGATAATGGCTAAGATAACCAAAGATGAAACAGGCGAAGAACGCGAAGAAGTAAAAATCTATGCGATCAATAAGAAGTATAAGGAGAAACCATTTTTAATGACTCCGATTACCGATAATGCAACAAAGAAGTTATTAACTGGGCAACATAATATGAGTCCTACTGAATTATCAAAACAAGAATTGATAATCAAGGAAGATGAAAATTATCCTATCGTTCATAACCAAACGCTTGTTTTGATTAAGAGAAACGGAAGCTATCTACCAACAAGAGATTATGCGCTTTATTGCCTTGCTCTTGAAATGCCGGAGATAGCATTATCCCGTAAAGATGCAGTAGTTGGAAAACACTTAATGTATATTCAAAACTTCGAAGCAGAAGCTGTAAAAGCAGCTGTTGATGGAAAGACAAAAGCACAGGCCGGAGCAAAGGTTATCGACCTATCATTATCAGACATGAACAATTTATTGTTTTACTTTGGTGAGAATGCAACAAATCTTTCTACTAAGATTGCCGAAGCTCGAGTATATGGTTTAGTTGAAACACGTCCAGCCGATGTTCTTGCATATCTTGAAAATCTTGACGATAATCAGCAAATTGTATTTATCAAAAAACTTCTTGCTAAGAAGTACTTACAACGCGCTGTTGCCAATGGATATATCATGTATGACAAAGTAACTCTTGGAGCTGATGAAAAAGAAGCTGCTGCATTCATTTATGATGATAAAAATAATAGTCTGTATGTCCCATTGAAAGATATGTTGGACAAATCAGAAGGTAACAAATAGTATTATGTCGGTAGCAATAATTGATATGTATAAAGATTTCCTTGCTATAGTAAGGAAGTCACGAGTAGGAACTGTTTCACCATTAGAGTTCTCAGTAATTTTAGGTTTAGCGACCGAAGAAGTTATTTCAAATAAGATTGATAATTTTGAATTGAATAAAAAGTTTGCAATACAGCTTTTGCCAATTACGCAAGGACCTAAATTATTTACTGGTACTTTATCGGAAACAAGCAGTAGCGATCGTTATAAAGCGTATTCATTTGTGTTACCGGAAGATTGTCGATTGGTTGCTAGATTATCTGCAGAAATATCTGGTCTGAAAGAAGCCAAATGTAATCCACTAACTTCAAACGAACTGACCACTGTTTTGAATGGTATATTTAGCAAACCAACGACTTCTAATTGTTATTACAGTTTAAGTCAAGATATCGTTGAAACTAAACCGGTAAAAAATGTTTTGGTTTATGTACCAAATATTACTATTGGTGATGGTTATCCTAAATTTAGAATAAGTTATGTTGTCAACCCGCCGGTTATTACTGAAATGGAGACTACTAATACTAAGGAAAGTATATTTGACCGTGAAGTATGTTCTGAAATTATCACTACGGCATCCCGTATGTATTTGGAAGGTATTCAAGATAGTCGATATCAAACTTTCAACAATGAATTAAAATTCAAACATTAATAATTAAATATTATGAGTAATCTTATAAGAGGTGCGCAAGACTACCTATTGAATACTATCGGACCAAAGGAATTTGGTATGTACTACCAGGGAGATGTAGTAACCGGTATTAAACATCTTGTATGTAAAAAATATGGTATTGATATTCCATTTGATGGAGATACTACCATTGTAAAGAAAACATCTGCTGTTGGCGCTGCTGCAGTAATCACTCTTACTCCTGCATTTGTTGCTAAGACTACCGGTGATCAACGTATTATTGAAATTGAAATCACTCGTCAACCATTGTATGATGGCGCCGGTAATCATCAGTTTCCAGTAAGTCATACTTATGGTTATAAGTTGACCAACACGGCTACTTTGACTACAGATAAACAAACTGTTGTTGATGGTCTTGTTGAAGCAATCAATGCTGATGTCATGAGAACTTCGAATGCTGTAAACAGTGGTGCTTGTGTAGTAGCTAGTCGTACTGGTGCTGCCGGTACATCTGCTCTTGTTCTTACTGCAAAAGAAAAAGGACAACCAATTACTGTTCGTATTTTCGATGAAAACTTTACTCAGGTGCTTACTACTAAGCCTAAGAAAGATACATTGACAAACGATATGTTGAGTCGTATCTTTATGATTAAAGCAGAAAACGAAGGACAACGTGTTGTAATGCCTACTGAGGGTGTTGATTACTGTTGTATTACTATTGCCAGCAAAACACTTGGTTATGAAAATGTATCTGCAAGTGCTTTTGTAAAACGCGAACAAGTTTACAACTTCTATATGCCATTAGCATTGACTGATGATGTATTGTTTGCTGATATCGCTGTTGCTTCTGCAGGTATTGTTCCATCTATGGCAGATGTTGTAGTTGCTGCTAAATCATTTGATAATTACCTTGCATACAATGTATCTCCAGTAGATGCACTTACTGCACGTGTAGTAGCATTGGAAACAGCACCTTAATAATTAGTTTCAATTAAATCCAAAAAGGGTAGGTAGGATATGTCTACTTACCCTTTTTTTAATATCAGTAATATGATAACACTTGAAAAAATAGTTGAAAGTTTAAAACTTCAATTAAAACCACATCTTACGGACGACCAGATAGTACATGATGAATGGTTGATAGAAATGATCAATACTTCAAGAGCGGCAATGTGTCGTTCTTTATATGTTTCCGGGGAAGTCTTTACAGCATTCTTTCAAAAGATAACTGGTAATGTAGAAACTCTTGATCTCGATTATAAGAAGTTTACTATGCCATCAAAACTAATGGAAGGAATAGGAAGAAGAAATGTTCGTTATTTTGGTCCTATAGGTACAAAGAATCCGGATTTTCATTATTGTTCTTTCGAAGAGTTGGTAAACTATGAATCACATCGCTTTGGCATTGACCAACCCGCTTTTGCGAACCTTGGTGACATCTTACAGATAAAAGCACCCAATATGTCCGCAATAGAATTACATGCCGTTATAGAAGCTCCAAATTCGTTAGCTGACTACAGTTATGAAACATCAAGTTATCCTATTGGAGAAAACAATGAAAGACAGTTAGAGATAATTACTTTTCAGCATATTGCAGCTAAGTTAGGAATGCCAGTAGACTTTGCTAATAATGGTATTGATGAAACAAAGAATATTCCGGTAAAGCAACCACAACAACAGCAACAACAACAAGATAATGGGGGACAATAATTATGTATCTAGTAACTACAGAACAGTTTGAAGTTGATGGTGAATTATTCTATGAAGGTGTTTCTTGGAAAGATTATCGAAAAGCAACAAAAATAGAAAATCAAAAAGTTATTAAACATGGTAGATTATATAATTGGTATGCTGCAACAGATCCTAGAGGGATTGCCGCAATAGGTTGGCATATTCCAACAAAAGAAGATTTTATTATACTTATAAATTATGTAGGAGGATTACTTATAGCTGGAAAACATTTAAAATCAAATGATATTTCTAAATGGAATATTGCAGGTGATAATACATTTAATTTTAATGCTTTTGGTTCAGGAGTAGGATTTAATAATACTTATTTTGACATATTGTATAGAACTATATTATGGGCTTCTACTAATGATAATCCCGATAATCAAGGGGACGCATTAATATTATCATCTAATAAAGATTCTGCTGAAATTTGGAATGCATATTACAATACATTAGCATCAATTAGATTAATAAAAGATAATAATATTAATGAAGGAGATATTATAATTGATGGTGATACATATAATTCAATAACTATTGGTAATCAAGTATGGTTACAACAAAATATATCTACAACAAAATATAACAATGGTGATGATATAGACTATAGTATAAATGAATTATTTGGGGCAGTATCAATGTATAATAATGATGAGAATAATGTTTATGAAACTACATTAATTGAAATTATATCTGATGATTTTGTTATTACATATAATGGAATTGATTATGTTTTCCCAAAAGATAAAGTTATTGAAACACCAAGATTTACTCGTGAGCAGAATATTCCATTTGGAGAATATCAATATCGAACACATTCAGATAAGCATACAGAATTTTTCGAACCGGTAAAAGAACATTTTGGTATTGATATGAAAGAGAATTACGCGGCTCAGTTTCGTGATGGTATAAATCCACATAAAGATATCAATGGAAGTATCTTCAAAGAAAACCCGGATCAATAAAAAGGTAAAAGAATTTAGGAAAGAGGAATTTGATTATCATGATGTAGTCAATGAGAATAATAAATTTGGTGTACGTAAAACGGTTTACATAGACACTCTTTTTAGACCTCGTTTATCTCACGTGACCTTTTCTACCAATACACATCCGAAAAGCCAAATTATAAGAGGTATGGCCTATAAGGTGTTCTTTGCATACATATCTATAATTGTTGAAGAACTCTTTAAGGGAAATACAATCAAAATCAATAAAGTCGGATTGATAAGTTTGCTAACAATGACCTCAAGTACTAAATATCAAGGTCGACAAAAAGATAGAGAACGTTCAAAAAGAAAAGGATTTTATACTCGTATCAATTGCGATTATTTCTTTTCTCAGGATAAAGTAAGATATGGTTTTCCTTATGCATCATTTGGGAAATTCTATAAGAAGAAATTACACTCATTAGAAGATAATAATATAAAATTTTAATCATGGCAACAATCGACAAAACAAAGTATGCTGCAGCTAGTTCTGCTAAATCTACGACACCCGCAAAAGGTTATACTAAAGAACAAGTTCAACAAGCGCAAGGTAAATCATCTGTTCCAGCTAAAACATCACCACCGGCTAGTCCTCAAATGTCAGAAGAGCAAACTGCTCAAATGATACAAGAGATTATCAAAATGCTTCAACAAGGTGCTAAGCCGGAAGATATTCTTGCACAGTTAGTACAAGGTGGTATTCCACAAGAACAGGCACAACAGTTGATTCAGCAAGCTACTGATCAATTACAATCACAAGGACAAGCACAACCAGCGGCTCCTGCAGCAGTACCAATGCCACAATAATTATGAGTAAGCGTTCGAAAGCACACGACGAAGAGTACTATCAGAAACTGAAAGAGGTAGTAGAGGATAGCAATAAAGAGTACAGACCAAATGAGTTGTATGTAAAGACAGCAAGGAATGTACATGGAGTTTTTGCTTATCAACATATAGAATTAAAATCTAATAAAGATGAATCCGAATAATAAATATTTTACAGCAGCCGAGATTTATGTTCGGTTGCTGTCTGCATTTCCAATAAAAGGTACTCAAATAAGTAAGATACAAGTGATGCGATGGTGTAGTGAAGTCGTTGCAGAATATCTTACTGATCCAGTAGGATTAATTTTGAATAAAAAAATACAGATTGGAGAACCTACTTCTGATGATGATCCTACTTTAATCATTCGTTCTAATCGCGCTCTAGTACCGCCAGATGTATTTAAATTGGAAAATGTATTTGATGAAGCTGGAAACAAAGTAAAGAATAGTACTTATCAAGGAGAGTACATACAATTCAGTACTACTAGAACACCTCAGAAGTGCTTTATTGATTACTATTCATTGCCAGTAGATACTCTTGGTTTTCCATTGATAAAACGTGGATATGAAACAGCATGTTATGCTTATTGCATTAAAAAGATGCATGAAGAAGATGCCAGTGTTATACCACCACGTATACAACAATGGAGATGGTTACAGATGTGTCAGGATTCTGATTACGAAATTCAAGCAGCTTATGTTAGTTGGGGAGATTTATCAAACAATGACGTTGAGGAAATCCATAATTATATTATTAGTCCGGAATACAAATTCATTACAAAAAGACATTAATTATGCAACATAATAATACGTTTCTAGGTGGTATGAAAAGAGGTATTGATAATACGTTAATGCCACAGAATAGTTATACCTATATGCTCAATGGAAGTATTGTTTCAAAAGATGAACATGGATATACAATTACTAATATTCGTGGAACAAAGAGTATTACTTCTTTTGCTACAAATGAAGTTCCTGTTGGTTCAGTATCATTCAATGGAATACTTTATATTGTTACTCATGCAACTAATACTGATAAGATTAATTTCTATTCATTTAAGGGTAGTGATGGTACTGCATGGGTAGAAGAAACACTTCTTATTATCCCTAATGGCCCTGATGATGCATTATCAATAAATCAATCAGTACTTGGTTTCTCCAAAGGAAAGTTACTTGAGATAATTGCTAAGAATAGTTATGATGGTTCTGTTGATTTGTATATCTGTGATGGATTGAATAAAAACATTATTATCAATACCGGTATTGATCAACAAGGAAAGAAAACACTTCGTTCATATACTAATCTTGACGATGTACTTCTGTTTGTTCATCAGAAGAGTATTACTAATGTTCCTGATGTTGTAGGACAAGTAAAAGACAATGGAACTATGAAGCCTGGTACTTACTTCTTCTATATTCGCTATGAAGATGAATCATTGAATACAACACCATTCATTAAAGAAGTAGGTCCATTCTATATCCATAGTGGTTCTAAAGAGTTTAATAGCTCTTCGGGAGTATTGAATACTGGCGAAGAAAGAGTATCAAAACAAGTACAATTACAAATTACAAATACCGACTCAAACTATAAAAAGGTTTCTGTCGGTTTTGTCCATTATTATGGTACATCAGATACTTTGAGTAAATCAATGCAACTTATCAGTAAGTCTACAAAGATTGTCAATAGTGTAGCCACTGTAGTATTCAATGGAAACAATGTTGTTCAGGATATTACTTTTGAAGAACTATTCAAAGACAATATGGCATTTGACATTGCTGAAACGGAAGTTCAACATGAAGATAGATATTATGGAGCTAATTGGAAAGGCCGGGCAATAGATTATGCTATGCTCAAAGAAATGGCTTCTCTTATCATACCACATGCTGTAATCAAAGATGAAAGTCGTTTCGATAAAGTATATGATCAGACAGCAAAATACTTTGAATATATGGAAGATGAAATCTATCCTATGGGTGTTTCATTTTTAATAGATGGTCAATATAAGACACCAGTATTTCCTATTTGCGGTTGGTATGAAGGAGTAACACTTACTAATGCCAATGGAACTATCATAGACATGAACTATTTCGACTTACGTACCTATGTTGATAATAGAGAACAGTATCATAACGAAAGTCCCTCAGAAACGCTTAAAACAATTGATAATCTTAGTGGTCTTTATAAGTTCCCAAGAAAAGGTATTATTACTCATACTTCAAATGCTGAGGATTTAAAACAACTTCACTTTAAACTTATGGGTGTAGAGTTTATTCATGACTTTGCATATGATTATTATCAAGCAAATAAAGATATTCTTCCAAATATTACTACTATGTATTTTGTGCAAGGTAAACGACAAGCTAATGTTGTATGCCAGGGATATAGTTCTGCAATGGTTGAAGCTGTTGGCTTTAAGAATGTCTTTGAATGCTATCGTGGTGTATCACCTATGACATGGGGAGATAGAGAAGTTAGCCAATCAACAAAGATTGGTACAAATGGAGTTGATATTGCTTTTCCATTCTTAGGTGGAGATAAGAAAGTATTTCCAGTAATTAAAATTAGTAAATCAACACAAGGTTGGTATATTGGTGCTTGGTCAGTAACCGAGTTACAAGTAATGAATAAAGAAGAAATTCTTGTTCAAGAACATGAAACAGATGCTAGTCAAAAATGGATGTACAAAAATAAGGTACAAGCCAATGATATGTGGGCGCGTTACTATGATAATCGTAATTACTTTCTTGAATTGAAAACTGACAAGTATAGTGTGTTTGCTCCTGATTTATTACTGAATAAAAATTTGGTAATTATTGGCGATTATTATCTTCGACCAAAAGTAAAAATTGATGTAGTAAATCAAGGATTTAATGAATCAGTTGCAAAAGTAAATAATACTTCTATTGAAAATAAGTATGCAACACATACCGGTTGGGGAGCAAATTTCAATTTGTTTACTAATCAATCACATGCTTACAAAGATGTATCTAATCGTCTTATTGAACCTAGTCTTGGTTACGACCATCATATCATACAGAATCCGGTTGCTATTAAAATGACACCTAGTATTGTACAAGAAAATCAGATATTTTCAAACAATGGTTTTTCAAGTAGAATGAAAAGTATCATTGATGTTTTTGGTGACGAAGTATGGGATGGTACTAATGATCCATCACAAAAAGTAATTGAAAATTATTTTGACCAATCAAGAGAGCAATTGAAAGATGCCGGCATCCTTATCAATAGAACTAAGAAAACAACAGGAGATAATGAAGTAAATATTCGTCCAGCAATGACAACTGGTTATGCAGTAGATTCAGCATTCCCATTTACTTCTGCATTTATTTCCCCTTTTACAAGTGATCTCAGTAAAAACTCATTACCAGTAGTTGCTACCAATATGTCTATGACAGCTACATCTTACTTTGGTTGTAAGACTGTAAAAGTTGGTAAATATCATTCAGAAGCAACAGTGTTTACTGATGATAATCCTGACTATCGTAATTTGAATAATGCCATTGTTGATATCTGTAAGTATGCTACAATAGCTGAATACATTGATTCAATTGAAAACTCATATAATATTCTTGATGAAAACTATTCAATCATTGAAAATGACAATTCATTTTTTGCTGCAAATAATTATACTGCTAAACAACTTTTCAAAGGTGACTTATTTTCTCAAAAAACATTCATGCGTTGTGTTCGATGGAATACTCTTCCGGCATATACACAAGACTGGGAACGTTCATGGCAATCAGGTATAGCACTCAATGTCTATCTACAGTCATTTACCAACTCAAATTTGAGAGTTCCTACTGTAGATGATACATTCTATCCATACGTACTTAAAAATGCATCAGAAGCAAGCTATGATAGTATTGTACAAGATTTTATTTGGAAAAACAAATCAAATCAATTTTTCAAAGAGTCATGGGAAATAAATGGTGGATATAATGAAACAAAAGGTGTCTATACTCTTTTGCCATTTGATGATATCTTTACTATGAAAAGCAACACTGCAGCAAATAGAATTTACTTTAGCAATGTACATGTTGATGGTGCTTTTGTAGATCAGTATCGACAGTTGCCAATAGGACAATATCAAGACTTTAATTTTGAAGGTGGAGAGATAAAAAAGCTGATTACCATTAATTCAACTCTATTCATTATCCAACGTAAGAATATTATTCAATTATATGGTTCTACAAAACTTCAATCGAGTCAAGACAGTTCTGATATTATTCTTGGTGATAAGACTATTCTTTCTTCTCAGTCAAGAAAGATAGCTGATTTTGGAACTACTCATAAAGAAAGTATTTGTAGTGGTGATAAAGGTGGTTATGGTGTTGATTGGGATAATGAAAAGATATGGCGATTATCCGGCGCTTCAACAACAAGTGGTAATGTATTATTTGGCGCTGAGGACTTAGTAACTTCAAAACAAATAACTGATATCTTCAAATTAATCAAAGGAGATATCAAAGTACTACCACAAGACTTGTATTCAGAAGCACAGACTGGAATTATAAGTGTTTTCGATGAAGAAACAAAAGAGGTATTATTTACTTTCAAATTGGGTACTGGTAAGTTCTTTACATTGGTTTTTAATGAGAAGCTTGATATCTTCACTGGGTTCTATTCATACGATACAAATCTTTATATGAAATTGGATGCCCGGCTATTTGCTTTCTCACATGGACAACTTGCTTCAAGGCCAAATATGTGGGAACATAATGTTGGAGATTTTCAATATTTCTATGATAATAAAGCTTCGGATAATTTCGAATTAGAGTTTATTATTAATTGTTCTGCTGAGAAACAAGATGCTAGTTCATTTGAAAAAGAATTTCGTTCTCATTTAATGGTTATGTGTCCAGAAGAACTTGAAAATATTAGTTGGCAAACAGAATATCAAGAATCCTCTAAAGTTTCTTTTATAAACGCGAAAGAATTTTGGACTAATCCTGAATATAAGGAACATGCATGGGAAATTCCTATAATTCCTTCAACCAATAAAAATAATTTTGGTCCATTAAGTACTCAAAGTTTTAATACCTTTGAAGCAAAATCACAAATGCGTGGTCAATGGATTAAAGTCAAGATAATATACAAAGGAAAACGTGTAATGGGTAATGCCTATAGAACACATATTCCAAAGTATTTTTACTTGAAGAATGTAATTACTAACTTTATAATATCTTATTCGTAATGGCCGTTTATCAACCCCCTAAAAGAAATTCCACTGGCGACACTTTGTCTGCCGGTGGTTCTGGTTTAATGACACTTGGTGCTACTCTTAGTGCTACTGGTGTTGGTGCAGTACCAGGTGCAGTAATTGCAGGTATTGGTGGTATCGCTAGTTTGTTTGGAGCTAGTGCTAAAAAGAAAGAAGAAGAAAGACAACAAGCTTATCAAGAGGATTATCAAAATCAGATTGTAGGTGAGAAAAATCAATTAGCTTCTTCTCAGCAAGTATCAGAACAAAATAAAATGATGTACACACAAGAAGGTGTAAGTCAAAGTTTGAAGTCGATTAATCAAATGATCAATCCTTCTAATCCAGTTCCATCAGCAGGTGGTACTGGAATTATAAACCAAAGATTAATGTAATATTATGGCAAAACTATTTAATCCAAAATTATCATTCACACCACCATATACAAATATGGATAATGGAGCGAATATATTACTGAAAAAGAAACTTGATCCTATTGTTCCATTGATGAATGACGAACAACGCTTAGCACTTCGTAAAGAACAAACTCCTTCTACTTTACCATTACCAACTCCGACACCAGTTGCAGTAAGTTCTAAACCACTGAATGCATTAGCACAAACACGGTATATTGATAATACTCCGGAAGGACTACCAAAAGATGTACCACCACCTGGTGATAAGAAAGGTATCTATGGGCTATCTAAATGGGCTAACATAGCTACTGGTGTCAATACTGCATTAAGTGTCGCTACAGACCTTGTAGGGATAAATAGAGCTAGTGATTATAAGCCGGCACTTATTCCTTATCAGGCACCTATTGAAGCAACTCATGTATCTCTTATTGATGCAGAACAAAAGCAAGCAATGCAAGATAGTATTACTGGACAATTAGCTCAGGGTAGAGAAACAAATCGTCGTTTTGGTTTAGTTGATCCATCATTAGTTGCAAAAGGTATCTATGGACAGAATCAAATATCATCTGAGATTAGTAAGATAAAGAATCAAGAACAGCAAATCAATGCTCAGACAGATAATCAAACTGCAGCTATGAATGCACAGACCTTAGCACAGCGTAATCAAGCTAACACAGCTATTCAGAACGAAGCTGACAGATTTAAATCAGGTGTGATAGGTCAAGGTATCAGTCAGATTAAAAACGACCTTACAAGTGGTTTAAATTCGATTATCAATAACGAGAGTATTGCAGCAACAAAGAATCAAGCTATCGAAGATGATACAGTAGCTGCATTAGAGAATCAATTAGCGACAGAAGATAATCCAGTAAGACGAAAAGTAATATATGATAATCTTACTAAAGCTAAGGCTAGTCAACAATCATTTTATAAACGAACTTGGGGAGGAACTAAATAATGTCAATATGGGGAAACAATATTAATCCGGTTGGATATGCTACACAGACACAAGTAGGTCCTGGCATATCTCTTGACCCACGCATCTTATTGGCTAATGATGGTAATAGGGTTAGTAGAGCAAGAGCTACTGCTAGTCCTAAAGCTGCGTCTGATGATAAGATGGAAGAACTATTACCTGGTCATACAAAAGCATTGTATGATTATCGTAATCAAATTACAAATCGTATCAGCATGCTACCAAACATTTATGCTGAAAAGATAAAGAATGAATCTGATCCGGAAAAATTGAAACAATATGAAACTGCTTATGATGCTGAGTTGCAAGATTTGTTTCAAAAGAAATCACAATTTGGAGTTGCTGAACAACAAGCTAAGTTTGCTAAGTCTCAATGGGAAAATGTAAACAATGAAATTACTAAAAAAGGTATTGGTCAAGAGATAGCTGTTACCAATCCAAATTTAGGTAAGGCTCAAAGTGCTGAGGATTTTCTACAACTAGATAAACCATTTGCATTAGACTTTACTAAAACACCTGGTGGCCGTAATGCAGTAAAGCTTCATAGTTATAATACTCTTCAAGAACGTAACTCGTGGGATGCCGGCATTACTGCTAATGGTAGTGGTGGTATTGCTCCAAGTCATACATTAGACCCATCACTAAAAATGATGAACTCACTTGATTTCAGTAAAGAAATTAAAGGTAGAATAGATGCTGCTTCAGCTAAACAAATGGCTAATGCTGGGAATCGAGATGATGGATTAAGAAGTTGGGATTGGTCACGTTCTGATAATTATACCAATATGAAAAATGCTGCTAGTAGTATGTGGCAAAACTTACCAGAAGATGCTCGGGCTTATGCTATGAGTTCAGCATTGAATGGAACATTGATAGTACCTACTGGAACCACATCAATAGCTAAAGATGCAAAAGGTAGAACTATTACTAAGAATGATTATACTCGTGCTAGTGGTGAGCAAGTTATTGCAAGTATTGAATTGCTTAAACAACAAGCAAAAAGAATACCTACATCAGATACAGAAGCCCGGGATAAAAATTTAGCAGAACAGAAACGATTAGCTGATGCTATCATGACAGAAGCACAACGTTATGTTTATGCTACTGCTGCAAATGATACTAAAGGACTACGAGATTTTAATAATACTCAGAAATCTGGAATATCAGAAAAACTTAAACATGATGAAGCACAAGATAAGAATGCTATGTCGTCTATTGATATCATTTACTCTAAACCTACCAATCCAAATACCGGAAGTTTCTTTGTTGAAAATCCTACTGATGGAATGCAAGGTTTTGGTTCATTGAAATACTATACAAGTACTGTTACCGGTGATGAACGTAAGACACTTGAAAACTCTTTGTTCCCTGATTTAAATGTACAAGGTAAGACTGAGCAAATCACTAATCAACCAATCGCTATGTTTAATGGTGTTCCATTTAAACCGGATGTATTATTTGCAAATGATAAGAATGCCAAGATTACTGGTCTTACTTCGGACTTAATGAAAACAGCACGATTTGATAAGGTTCCAAGAGAGAAAGGTGGATATATGCTTTCACGTATTCAAGCGGATGAAAATGGTAAACCTATTGTTCAAAACTATGTGACAGCTACTACTCAATTGACTGGCGATACTAAGATACCTTTTGCAGTCGATGGTAAGACACCAGTTCTTACTCCGATATCAGAACTTGCCAAGAATCCAAAAAATCATATTACAAAGATTAGTGATGCACCTGGTTTTGGATTTGGTTTTGGAGAAGATATCTATCAAGTACCATTACAAGTTGAAGGACCATCTACGGCAGCTCAAGAAGGACGTAATGCTATCAATAAGTACAATACTAGCAAACAACAAGAAACATTAACTGAAAGTAATCTTATTGCTGGTGGAGAACAGAATGCTAATGCAGCTCAACAAAGAACAGCTAATGCACGTACAGCAAATCTTGAAAAAAGATTTACTAGGAATGGGTTTATAGATGATCAAGCTACAAATAAAGTATATGTTGGAACAACTCCAAAAGCAAGGTTAGTAGATATTCAAGCAAAGAATAATATTGATTTTAAAGCTGATCCACAAAGAGCTTATTTAAAAAGTATTGGTATTATCAATAATCTTGAAAGTACTGGTAAACTACAACCTGGAGAGAAAGCTGAATATCTTAATATGCTTGATAAACAAAAACAAGAAAATGCCAATCCAAATGACAATTACAATTTTGGAAGTAGACAATCAATTCAATAATCAATACTCAATATAAATTATGGATAACCAAGAACAAGCACAACCAGTAGTACCAACACTTGAAGAAAAATATCAAGCACAGACTAGTGATGCATTTGTAGACCAAGAAGGAAATTACCAAGGTAAGGTTGATGTAGTTGGTGATGCTTTGAAGAATAAGCAATCAACTGCAGATATCTTTACCTCTATGGCGCATTCTGAGCAGCCTGTTTTCAACGATATAAACTATTATGTAGATAAGTACTCAAAAGAAAAAAATCCTACTGATACGGAAGCTTTACCAGCAAGTCAAATAATCAAAACTTTTAATCAGGCAAAAGTAGAGAATGCAAAGAAAGTAAGTTTAAATAAAAGAGGTGTTGACTTATCAGCATTAAAGTTTTATCACGACACACAAAACTCAGCAGTTACTGGTAGAGCAGTTCATGATAAAGATTTGGGTAATGTAAAAGATATCAGACCTGATTGGGGGCCTTATCATGATCCATTTCGTAATGAAGATAATGAACGCGGTACCGGTGAAGAACGTGCTTCTGCTGCACCATACATTTTGAAGAATGGTAAACGTATTCCTAACCCTGGAAAGGATGGAATGGATAAGATGTTTGGTGATGGAAAGGCAGTAGTAACAACAACTATTGACCCTACCAATGGACGTGAAGTATTTGATGTATTACCATCAGATGCTTTTGTTGCAGGAGATAGACAGTACTCAACTAAGTGGGGTCCAAAAGAAACATTTGGTAGTTCTATTAAAGATTTCTTTGTAGGAGCTTACAGTGCAGCAACCGCCGGTACTATGAGTTCCTTTTCTTCTGTTGGTGCACTTTTCAATAATGCAATGAATCATGATGAAACTTATCTTTACAAACAAGGTAATGAAGCCATTCAGAAACATTATGATAAAGTACGTGCTGCTAACTTAGCACAAGGCAATGTAAAGGCTGTAGAAGAACTTGATAAAGCATTTGAATCTGGTGATTATGATGCTATGAATAAAGCATTCAATTACTCTTATGGCTCTCTTCCATCTAATGTAGGTAATTCATTACGTAGAGAAGCACAACCGATTAATTGGTCAAAAGGAGATAAAGCATTACAAGGTTTTTTCAATGATTGGAAACAAGCTGAATTTAAACAATCAGCATCTACAGAACAAGGAACCGGTGCTATTGATTGGATGGTACGTCAAGCTCCGACACTTGGTTATCTTCTTCCTCAGATAGCTGTAGGTATGGCTTCGGGTGGTGCTATGTCTGCATTAGAAGGTACTGCAGCATTTGCTGGTAAAGGTATTGCAACAAAAGCTTTGCAGTATGGTACTGAGTTTCTAGTAAATGCTATTGGTACTTCACAGTCTTATAGTTCATTTCAACGTGTAGCTGATGAAAATGGTGTTAGTCCGGAAACAACTGCTAAATTTGGATTCTTTGCTTTACCATTGACATACGTTACTGAACATTTTACAAATAAATGGATTGGTGAACAACTAGGACCAAACATTGCTGAAAAGGCTATGAGAGAAATCTATGCTCCAATGGCTCAAAAATTAGCTGCTAAAGAAGCTGCCGGTACACTTACTGACAAGACTATTAAAGAAGCTGTTTACGATAGTTTCTCTAAGATATACAATAGCAAATTCATTAAAGGTATTGTTGACAATGAAAGTTATCTTGCTAATGTAGCCAAAGCAAATGTTAGTGAAGTCTTTCAAGAAAATTTTGAGCAAGCATTATACAATACTGTTCAAATGCAAGTTGATAAAGCTGCTCCAGCATATTCCGAAGTTGGTAATGGACAGATAGGTACTACTGGTGTATTTGAAGGATTTTCAGATACTTCTTTAGGAACCATATTTGCTACTACTTTAATGACTGCTATTACTGGTGCTGTTCCTCACGTAATCAAAAAGATTAAAGGTATTCCCGACAGTAAAACAGAAACTCAACAAAAAGAATTACTGAAATGGAAAGTTCTGAAAGGCCAAGGTGATGAACTTATCAATATAGCTACTGATCATATTCAGAAACCTGATGGTGGTATGTGGGGAGTGAAAGATATCCTTATCAAAGATGCTACTGTAGGAGAACAATTTGATCCAAGTTTATTCTCAGTACCTAAGAGTCCATCTCTACAAAAATTGGGATATCAAGAGGGACAATTAATCGACAACTTCGCTGAAATGAGGTATGTCGAATTTGTGCAATTAGTGGACTCGTATAAAGAGTTGAATGAAAGTATGGGGTTGAATGATGTTGATAGAAACATTCTTTCTCAGGCTGGATTTGATGGTCAGATATCATTAAACAAATCTGGTCAAGCTTTCATGGATATGCGCGATAGTAAAGCTGCTATTGAATCATTTCAACCAAAAGAAGCAGGTGCTACTGCTACTGATGAACAGATTGCTCAACTTCAAAAAGAAAATGAAGAAGCTAAGCAACCATTAGTTGATAAGTATAATAAAGCTTTATCTGAATACGAGTATTATACTAAACGTGAAGAGGGAACTCAAAACTCTAAAGCGGCCAATGACTTGATGAAACGTAACGTTACCGTTATGAAACAAGTTGAAATGGAAATGCAAGCTCTTACTAACTCAAAAGAGTTTACTCGGGAGATGAAAAACGATCCTAACTTCCAACGTCAATATGCTGCATCATGGGAGAATGTAATTAAGAAGAACTTTACGTATGAAAACATTGAGAACTTACGTCAACGTGTAGATGAAGCTGCACAAGCTCAACAGACACATGCTAATGCCATTATTAATGATATAGATAACCAAACTACTCATGCAACATTATCGAGTGATTTAAATGCCTTACAACAACGAATAGGTGATACTCTTTCAAAACCGTATAATGAAGCTGAGCATAAATCATTGATTACTGATGTTGCCGGATTGTCTAATCGTTTAGCTAAAGAATTATCTGTATTCAATGACCAAACAAGTGGAAATGTATTTGGTACTACAATGGATAATAGTAAACTTGATGAACTTAAAAATAAGTTTTCATCAATGTATGATGCTGCAAAAGGACTTACTTCTAATATCGCTCAGCAAGCAGAAGGTAAGATTCTTACTCCGGCCAATGAAAAAATTGATATGTATGGTAAACGTGTTGCTGAATTGGAACCATTCATTACTACTAAACAATCTGAATATGATGCTCAATTAGAAACTATCAATTCTTTACCGGCGGAAACCAGCGATGAACAACGTCAACAAGAAACTGATAAGCTAAATGCTATTCAACAAGAATTGAAACATTATCAAGATGAAAGTCAAACTGCTGCAGAAGAAGTAGGAAAAGCCGAACGTACAATTGAAAGTTTTGATGATGAACAATTCTCTCATGATAATCAGTTGAATGCTGCTGCACGCGCGCTGGGACTTGAAAACGTAAATAATCAATACTCTTCATTTAATGGGAAAGGTAAACTTCCATTTATGCGTATTGATGGACAGACATTAGAACATGCTAATGAAACTCCGGAACAATTTCAAAAACGTATTAAACTAATGCGTGAACAGAATACTCCAAATGGTAAAACATTTTTGAGTAATTACTTCACAGAATTACAAGATACGATGAAAGAAGCTGAGGTATGGATTAATTCAGTTCTTACTGACCAGGGAGAAACTTATAAGAAAGAATATCCTGATGGTAAATTTTATGGTACTAATGGTTCTGAAATCATTCGTCAAGAGATTGATAGAGTAAAAAAGAATGAACATTTCCTTTATACTTTCAAGACTTCTGAACGTATTGCTAATGAAAAGAAAGTAAGTGATCATCAGTCACAACCGGAACGTGAATTTGTTTCTGAATTGGCAAGTAAAAATGCTAATGGTAACAATACCTATGAGATTCAATTACGTGATGCTATACGTATGGCTGATGAACTTGCAAGTAAGATTGATGGTGCTGACTTGGCCAATCAAATGTTACGTTTGCATAGTCGTGTTATCATTCATGAGAATACATTCAAGAGTGTTCAATTATTTACTACTCTTGGATTACGTCGTTCTGATGGCACGCAAATAATCAGTCAGAACTTAATTGAAGAATTAAATGCTATTGGAGAACTTGATCCATCTATTCTTGATGCAAAAGGACAACTTACCGAAGCACAACTTACTCAGTTATCTAAAAGAGAGAATATCGTAAACAATATCCTTTCTGAAATGAATGTCGAATATAATAAAGAAAATTCTGAATTATTTTCTAAGGACAATCAAGATTTGTTGTTTGAGATATTCCGTGAGTTTTATGTTGCCAATGATTCTATTGGAGAAGATGGAAAAGTACTTAATTCAGAAGGTACTCTTTTACATGCTGATGATTCATCTTCACATATTGGAGAGAATGGTTCATTGACAAATTCTACTCGTGAACTACATGCCCGTAATCCATTATTTACTATGGAGAATGTTGGTGGTGTTTCCAAACGTAAATACAATTTTTCCAGTTCTAATGCAAATGATATTACCCGACTGCGCGAACACTTGAACACGCTTATCTGGATAGGTAGTAAATACAGTATGAACGATATGTTCAAGATACGAAAAATGATATTTACTAATGAGTCAAATACACCATTAGAAACGGGAGAACAAGAAGCTGCAATCAATTCAATAG